TGGTCACCGACGGCGCCGCCCTGCAAGTGCAGGACGACAACGAGCAGTTCACCACCCTGACTGTGTCTTCGCAGAAGCACATCGGCGTGAACTTCACGTCTGCCGAACTGACCATGCAGTTGGACGACTTCGCAGAGCGTGTTCTGAAGCCTCGTATCAGCCAGTTGGCCTCGTCTATCGATGCTGACGTTGCTAACGCATTCAAGCAAATCGGCAACACCGTTGGCACCCCTGGCACCACGCCCGCCACCTCGCTGGTTCTGCTGCAAGCCCAGCAGAAGCTCAACGAGAACGCCGCTGTGATGTCGCCTCGCTACGCCACCGTCAACCCAGCGGCCAACGCTGGTTTGGTCGAGGGCATGAAAGGTCTGTTCAACCCCACCGACACCATCAGCAAGCAGTTCAAGAACGGCATGATGGGCATGGGCGTGCTGGGCTTTGACGAGATCAACATGTCTCAGTCGATCAAGCAGTTCACCACCGGCTCGCGCACCGCTACCGGCGGCTCGACCTCTGCTGCTGTGACCGCTGAAGGCGCCACCACCATCGCCATTACCGGCGCTGGTGCTAACGCTACCGTGAAAATTGGCGACGTGTTTACCGTGGCTGACTGCTTCGCTGTGAACCCGCAAACCCGTGAGTCCACTGGTTCGCTGTTCCAGTTCGTCGCTGCTGCTGACGTGACCCTGAACGGCTCTGGCGCTGGCACCATCACCGTGGCTGCGATGTACTCGGCCAACCACGCGCTGGCTACCGTTGACGTTCTGCCGCAAAACGGCAAGGCCGTCGTGTTCGTGGGTGCTGCTTCCAGCCAGTACGCTCAGAACCTGGTGTACCACAAGGACGCGATCACCTTCGCAACCGCCGACCTGCTTCTGCCGCAAGGTGTGGACATGGCCGCCCGCGCGGTCCATAACGGCATCAGCCTGCGTGTCGTGCGCCAGTACGACATCAACAATGACCGTATGCCTTGCCGTATTGACGTGCTGTATGGCTACAACACCATCCGTCCCCAGATGGGCGTTCGCCTCTGGGGTTGATTGAACGGGGGCTCCGGCCCCCTTCTACACATTTATTTTGAAAGGAATTTATCATGGCTCTTCCTAATGGCGCAGGCGGCTATCAAGTCGGCGACGGCAACCTCAACGAACCCGTCATCGGCTACTTGCCCGCCCCTACTACTGAGACTGGCACTTCCGCTGTTACCCTGACGGCTGCTGAAGTAACTGGCGGTATTCTGATCGCCAACCCCGGCACCACCGGCACGACTTACACGATGCCCATCGTGGTTACAGCAGGTGGCGTTACTGGTGTGAACGATCTGGTTTCCAGTGCCAAAGTTGGCAGCACCTTTAACTGGGTGGTGGTCAACATTGGCACCTCGACCGGCGACATCACCATGGCCGCTGGCACTGGCACCGGCTGGACGATTGTCGGCTCGCTGACCATCAATGACGGCACTTCGGCCTCGTTTGTCGCTCGTAAGACCAGCGACACGACCTGGACTCTGTACCGCACTGCGTAAACCTAATGGGGGCTTCGGCCCCCGTTTTTCCCTTTTGGAATTGATAAAGGATTTTGATCATGGCAAATAACAAGCCTATTGGTGTCGCGTATGCCGACCCCCAACTGGATTCGTTCCAAGTTGGTACTTCCAATGCGCCAATTGAAATCAATACGTCAGGCGTATTGAATGGCGCGTATGCCACCACTTCGGCAACGTCGGGTGACACTCGCCTTAACTTTAACCGGCTGACCTTTACTTCGACTGGCTCTGGTGAAACTGCCCGTTTCTTGACCCGCGTGACTGGCGCTAACGGCGCTACAGGCGGCACCATCAACGGCGCACACATCAGCACAGCCGTCAACACTGGCGGCACCATCAGCGGCGCGGCCAACGCCATTCGTGCAACCATTGGTGGCACTTCCACCAACCCAGGCGGCACCTTAGCGGCTTTGCAACTGGACTCTGACTTTGCCTCTGGCGGCACTTGGAGCAATGCGTCCTTCCTGCGCGTGACCAATAGCGGCACGGGCGAGGTGGGCAACTTTGCCCTGATGCCTGCGGTCAGCGCAACCGGCGTGTTCCGCGCCAAGGTGGGGTCGCCTGTGGTCACGCACACCATTCCGGTGGTCAGCGGCGGCACGACCTACTACATCATGGTCAGCACGGTTGCCTAATGGTGATCACCAAAGAGTTCCTCGTCGGGGAAATTCAATCGCTTGAGCAAGAGGTTGAGAAGGCGCAAGCCTTTTTGACTCAAGCTCAAGCGGTTCTAATTGCGTACCAAATGCTCGTTCGTAAATTGGATGAGGAACAATGCCCGTAATCTATCTCACACACCCAGTCCACGGCGCTAAGGTTGCGACGATAGACTTGGAAGCCGATTTGGATGTTCAAAACGGCTGGTCAAGATACAATCCAAATGTTGCCGAAGCGGAGCCGGAGCCAGAACTGGTTGTGCGGCGCGGGCGGCGCAAAAAGGACGTTTTGAGCGAAGGAGAGTGACATGGCGACCTACACCGCAGGCGATCAGATCAACCGGGCGCTGCGGCTGCTAGGTGTGCTGGCCGAGGGAGAAACGCCCTCGGCATCGGTGTCGCAAGACGCCTTGATGGCTCTCAATCAGATGATTGACTCGTGGAATACCGAGCGTCTGTCTGTTTTCTGCACCATCGACCAGATTGTCAACTGGCCGGTCGGCTCCATCGAAGAAACCCTTGGCCCCACCGGCTCCTTGGTGCGCCTGAATGGCACGGCCATCAGGCCCATTCTGGTTGACGACGCCACGTATTTCAAAGACCCCGGCACGGGCGTGTCCTACGGCATCAAGCTGATCAACCAGCAGCAGTACAACGGCATCGCGGTCAAAACGGTGACATCAACCTTTCCCCAGGTCATGTTCGTCAACATGACCTACCCGGACGTTACGATTAACATCTACCCGCGCCCAACCCGGCTGCTGGAGTTCCATTTCATCAGTGTGCAGGAGATTGACCAGCCCGCGACGCTGGCGACCGACCTGCTGTTCCCGCCGGGCTACTTGCGGGCGTTCACCTACAACTTGGCCTGCGAGTTTGCGCCTGAGTTTGGCGTCGAGCCGTCGCCCCAAGTGCAGCGCATCGCCATGACCAGCAAGCGCAACTTGAAGCGCATCAACAACCCGGACGATGTGATGTCGATGCCGTACTCGCTGATCGCCACGCGCCAGCGGTACAACATCTATGCGGGTAACTACTGATGAAGACGCCGATCCTTGGCTCGACCTATGTGGCTCGCAGCGTCAACGCTGCCGACGCCCGCATGGTCAACCTGTTCCCCGAGATCGTGCCCGAGGGCGGCAAAGAGCCTGCGTACCTTCAGCGCTGCCCAGGCTTGCAGTTTCTCGCCAGCGTGGGCACCGGCCCAATCCGTGGCTTGTGGGCCTTCTCGCCGCAGGACGGCACGGGCTTCGTGGTGTCGGGCACCCAACTCTACAAGATCAACAACAGCTACGCGGCTACGCTGATCGGCACTGTGGCGGGCACCGGGCCGGTAAGCATGGCCGACAACGGCACCCAGTTGTTTATTGCGGCCAACGGCCCGAGCTACATCTACAACAACACGACCAACGCCTTTGGGCAGATCACCGACCCGGACTTCCCCGGCGCAGTAACCGTGGCGTATCTGGACGGCTACTTCGTTTTCAACGAGCCGAACAGCCAGAAGATGTGGATCACGGCGCTGCTGGACGGCACGTCGATTGACCCGCTGGAGTTTGCCAGCACCGAGGGCTCGCCTGACGGGCTGGTTGCCGTGGCGTCTAATTTCCGCGAAATCTGGGCCTTTGGCACCAACTCGATTGAGGTTTGGTACGACTCCGGCGCGACCGACTTCCCGCTCCAGCGCATCCAAGGCGCGTTTAACGAGCTGGGCTGCGCGGCCCCGTTTTCGGTTGCCAAGATGGACAACGCCTTGTTCTGGCTTGGGCGTGACCGCCGGGGCCAAGGCATGGTCTACCGGGCCAACGGCTACACCGGCCAGCGCATCA